GTCGTCAGACTCGGCGTCAAAGACTACCTCGCCGTCATCCTTCGTAGCGCGAAGGTTGTACACGCCAGGTGATGTCTCGTCAAGTGTTACCTCAACGTCTTCACCGTCAAACGTAGCAGGAGTAGAACCTTCGTCATATCCGCCAGGGCGCGGGCCTGCCGTGGGAGGCTCGCCTGGTCCGCCTGTGGGGGGCTCAGTTGGTGCAGGTCTTTCACCGGGTCGACGGCCTGTTCTTTCATAGAATTCTTCGTCGGTTTCACCAAACTTCTGGACAGGGCCAGTAACTTCCGGACGAGGTGTCGGGAACTCCTCAGTCGGCGTAGGCTCTGCAGTGGCTCCGAGTCTGGCTAGCTTTTCCTCAAGAAGAACCTCTCTCTTAATCGGGTTTGCGTCGCCTAGGTCCTTTAGCTCACGATCTATCTGCGCGTTGGTAAGATCCTTAGCCTCTTTTTTGTACTTGTCCTTCTTCTCCTCTAACGACAGGGGAGTGTAGTTAGCTGGCGGAGGAGAGATCGGCCTCATACCGTCTCTGTCGCTCCATGGGCCGATGTACACCGGTTTGGTACCGGTTGCAGGGTACCCTACTGGTCTTTGTTCCCAGTTGTCCGGGTCGCTTATTCTCTCATTGATGAGATCCTCGCGCTCGGCCTGCCTCTCGGCGTCTCTCTTCGCCTTCTCGAGTTGTTTTTCAAGTTCTCTTTTTTGTTCCTCCCTAAACTTATCGAGTGCCTCAGTGAGGCCTGGTCTCTTAGGCGAAATACGCCCACCGTCGATTACAGAATTTTTTCGATCAAGAAACTGCTGCATTATCGCGCTGCGAGAGATCGCCGTGACACGTCTATCTTTTTCTGACGTGTTTCTCCGCCACGGCTGCACGGGTTCACGATTGACTCCACCGCCAGCGTCCTCGAGCCCAGCAGGCATATAACGCGCAAGCGAATCTCTTAGTTCTTGTGCACGAAGAGGCTTGTCAATTCTATCTCCGCGCCAGTCAAACGGGTCGTCTGCAGAGCCTTCTTCTGCCCACGGGAACTCGATTGTTTCGGGGAAGTCGAAGTCTGGGAGGTCTACTTGTCTACCTTCATCGACGTCGGGGCGGAACGGTAGAATTATGCCGGATAAAAAGCCGTCTTCATCGTAGATGTTGACGCTAGGAATTCCTCTTTTTGCGAGTTCTGCATCTTCCCTGCGGGCCCTGTCAGCGATCTCTCGTTTTTCTTCTTCGGTAGGGTACTTATAGTACATATTGTCGATCGCAAACGTGCGATCTTCGCCGTCCGTGTGGCTGTAGCCTACGGCGTTTGTTTTGCCGTTCTTGCTATTGAAATATGTTCGTTCGGGAGTGAATATACGTGGCTGGTCGTTGTAATCGAAAAGAACCGTCTCGCTTTTTTCAATCGCACTATCGATCTGTTCTTTTCTTTTCTCGACGGAGTCGCCGTCGATCGCTTGCATCTTCTGCGCGGCCGCAGCCTTCGAGGGCTTCGGCGCTTTAGAAGGGGAGGCCTCCATCTTCTCGACGGTGTACGTGCGCTTATCGTTCGCGTCCTTGTCGAAACCGTAGACGTTGGTCATGCCGGTCTTGGGATTCAGCCACATGCCTTCAGGCTTGAGCGTGCGCTCCTTGCCGTTGTACATGAACGAGATTTCTTCGCCGGCGTCGATCGCCTTTTGAACGTCGTCTACACTGGGCTTTCCAAGTTCGGGAGTTTCTCCTAGCGCCTTGTCTGCTTCCTTGAGACGCTTCTTCGCTTGTTTTTCGCTTTCTACTCTTTCTCTTTCTTCGCGCGCCGTTCTTTCCTTAAGAGTCTCGTACTTATACGGCTCCTTGACGACCTTGTCGCGCTTAGGATCCCACGCAGTCGAGTGCTCTCTGATCTTGCCGTCTTCTCCGCGGACCACGATACGCACTTGATCGTCGTCGTTGACGTAGACATCTACGACTTCGTATTCTTCTCCGTACGAGTTTTTATAGCGTCCGCCAGGTCTTCTTGGGCCGATAATCTTCTCTTGCCACGCCTTGAGCTTCTTCCGCCCTTTAGGCAGTCGCACGCCGTCGACGACGTTTTCATCTTCTCCGCTCATTAACGGAGCATCCTCGCGCGGGCGAGGCTTCATCGCGTCTTCAGCGATTTTCTTAATTCTTTGCTCTAGATCAGAACCAGCAGGCTTGGGCGCCTTCTTCTCTTCTTCGGCGCGGTCGAACTCGGCGATCTTCTTGAGGTACTCGGGCTGATCTTCGTCGATCGCCTTTTGAATGTCGCCCCACGATCTCCCGCGTGCGACGTACTCGTTGTCGAGACCTCTGCGTAGAGTGAGCTCGCGCGGAGTCGGCTTTCCAAAGAACGTGTCCTCTAGATCTTCTTGAACGGTGTACCCAGTCTCTTCGTTTGTCCACTCAATGCGGCTAGGCTCGCCGCCCCTCGTGCCGGTAACCTGTCGCTCCCAGCCGCTGGGGGCGTCCCGTCGGGAAGCGATCAGATCGTCCGAATCAGCGAACACGTCATCCGTGCCGACATACACGTCAACGTCGGGAAGATCCTTGACTGCCTCTTCGGAAAGAATAGCAGCAACAGACTCGCCCTTGCCGGCAGGCATCGTATAGACACCGTCTGGGAGGTGTCTATTTCCGCGCACCTCGATCTCGACGCCATCATCTCCGGACTGGCCAACGACGCGTCCAGAAACGGCCTTAAACATTCCGTTGGGAAGACGAAGGTTGAAGCTCCAGCCGCCGCCCATGAACGCGAAGCGACCACGGCGGTCACGACGCTGCATCTGAGCACGAAGACGACGAGCGGCACTCGAGTTCTTACCTACAAGAAAGCTCGCGGTGATCGCGGCAGGCCGCGCTTCGTCGATCAAAACATAGCTTGGCGCCTTACCAAATCCAACGATCGAAAGACGAGTAAACGCGTGAGTTCGCTCGATCGAACCAGGTCGCGCTGCGTGCGCGGACGCGACGAGTGAACGAACAGAGTCGTCGATCATCGGGTCGGCAGCGATCCAGCGAGCCTGCGCGTGCAAAAACGCCGAGGCGGTCATCGCGTGAGCCCGTGTCGACGCTGGGTGGCCAACAGGCAAAAGATCGGAGTTCGACAGAGACTGTGGTGTCTGCTTATTCTTTGTCGCTAGGGCGACGAACGCATTGACGGCGCGAATGGCAGAGAAGTAACGTACGTTAGCCGAGTACGAAAGAGTGTTCGCAAGATCGCGGTTCGCGACGGTGATCGCCGATGCGACGGACACCCTGCGCTCCGGTTGCACCTTTTCGTTTGACTTTCTAACCGAGGTCAGGATGTCTGAACGAAGCTTCGCGCCGTAGAGGTGAATAAACTGACTCTTCGCGGCAGCTCTTTTATTACTTCTCATAGAACCCATGGCATCAATCTACTTTGTTCTCGTGGGGAAGAAGGTCGCAATCTCTACTGGAGTAGAGATTTATCGCAAGTTCTTTTGCTCTCTCAAACGGATTTTCATTCGCTGCGTCGGCCCGTCTCCACGCGGCGCGCAGGGCAGGGATGACGTCGTAACTAAGATCTGAGTACTCGGCAAGTGCAACAATAGCATCTTCTGAACTATTGTATTCTTTCTCTTCTCTCAAGACAACGGTTAGGCTGTCTTGAATATGAGCCGCGGCCGTGATCGCGCTCGTTGACAGCGACTTCGGGTGACCCTTAGGCAGCAGGTCGTTGTCTTGAACGTACTTCGGATTCGACGGCGAGCCAGATCTCAGAAGCTTGAGATACGCGTTGACGCGCGCCATCGCCCACTGATCTCTCGTCTTGCCGGGGCGGTGCGAGCTTGAGAACGCTCCAGCACCGCGACGATACACGGCCTTCAACTGACCCATCGTCGCTTTTCTGCCTTCCTTCGCGGTCTTGTTGTGCTCGGTAACCTTGTTGCGAAGAGCGGTCTCGGTCTTGGCGCTAAACTTGATCTTCTTACCGCCGGAGGCAGAACCCTTAGGGTTTCTCTTTGAACCGTAGATTCTGTCCTTCTTCGGCGCGGGCTTCGACCCAGCGGCGAGAATAAAACCAGCGGCGTCGTCATCGTAGTAGCACTCGTCGCACTCGCAGTTTTCGTCGCAGTCGCACTCGCCTACAGGGCACGAGCAGACGCCGTCGATGCAGTTCGGGCACCAGCTACTCGGCATGGACATGATCTCTGTTTCGACGACAGGCTGAGCCATAACGGGAGCGGTAGCTCTCGCTTCAACAAACGACGCAGCCTCAGATTTTCCCGGCATCGCTGGCTCTTCTGGAGCCATGAATGCTTTAAGCTGCCAGCGCCACTTTTCATGCACGTCGATTCTGCTGGCGATGAAGTCGGCGATACCCTGCTGGTTGCTCGATGAGGCAAGAGAGAACGAAGTGTACAGACAGGCGATCGCCTCGTCGTTCGCTATGAAGAGATCAGCGACCATCGCCTGTGAGCTACCACCAACCTCTGCATCAGCGATCGTCGTCATCGATGCAAACTCTCCAAGACGATACGGCGCGTTCACTCCAAGCTTACGCATGTTCTCGGCGAGCGGGTCGATCGACCCATACACGTCGGCGTAGATTTCACCGAAGAAATCGTGAAACTGTCCGAAGTCAGGTCCGACCACGTTCCAGTGATGCCCCTGCGCCTTCGTCGACATAACAACGGCGTTCGAGAGACACGCGGCGAGCGAGCTCACGAGTTCTGCGGCGTTTGTTTCATGTCTCATTGTGGTGCTCCTTCTGCGGGCGCCTCTGCTGGCGCCGTAGACTTACCTTTCATCAGGTCAGCGAGTGACGGACCCTGCGCCTCTGGTTGAGGCGCGGGTGCTGGCGGTTCGCCTGGTGCCGCCGCGGCTGGCGCACCCGGCTGCGCTCCTTGCAGTAGACCCTGTAGCTCCGGAGGAATCGGCGCTGGGCTCGCTGCCTGCTGCGCCTCGCGTGCCGCCGAGATCACGTCAGGTGCGACCGCGTTGAGAATCGCCTCGGTCAACTCGGGAGTGATGACACCCTTTTCGAAGACGAGACGCAGCGCGACCTCGTCGGCGGTGGGTGCATCGGCATCACTGAAGCCGTGCGCCTTTCTCCACGTTCCATATGACACGGCCATCTTCTCGAAACCGGAGTCTGCATCGACGGCGCGGTCGTTACGTGTCGCGACCTGGCTCGGGTCGAACCAGATAACAACCTTCTCGACCTCGCTGGGTTGAAAGCCTGCGGCGAGCAGATACGGACGCAGATACACGACGGTCAGCGCGTCGGCGATCAACAACATCAACGGCTCGATGTGCGCCTTGTACAGCGCCTCGTCGATCTGAAGAGCGTTGCTATACTTCACGTTTGCAAGACCGGTGACGATATCCTTCGGCACGTCGAGACCTTGAAGGATACGCTCGAGTACGCGGTCGGCGCGCTGCGCAAGTGCGGGGTCGAAGCTGCGCTCAAACTTGAACTGCTTGATCTTGTCGCCAAGTTCAGCGGGGCCACGAATGATCAACGGTACGACGGCGCTTGCGCTGTCTTCGTCACGGATCGGTGTCGTCATCGCGTCGATGAGCTGATCCTCAAACTCGTCACCGGACTCCTCGGGAGTGAACCCGGGCTCAAGATCGGTGGCGTCGTCGTAGGGATAGTCGGGATCAGGCGACGCGGCGACGCTAAGACCATCGGGCAGATACAGGGCGCCGGCGTTAAGACGCGAGCGCGCCGTTGCACGGAACGTTCTGTTCAACAGAAGAAGTTCAGCGCACAGATCGAGCAGACCACGAAGCGACGAATCGGCCTCCTCGGAGAAGCGCGGGTGCGCTCTCCAGATACGACCAACAAACGCCGTGCCGGGCAGAGGAATGATTCCCTTTGCGTATCCGCCGGTGGGATTTCCTGTGGTGAGAAGATCGCGGCGAGGAGCGATGCCGTAGTTGTTGCGCTGGTCAACCTGAACCTCGTCGATGGAGCGAATGTCCCACGACTCGGGAAGACCGGAGCCGACGCGCTCGGGCATCTGAACGAGATAGCACTCGCCGGCGACGCTGATGTTCAGCGCGGCGTCGCGAAGCAGACCAGCCTGTCCGCCGTACGCCGAGTCGAGACGAGCCAGCGCGCGCTCGGCAGCGCCGGCGACTCTCTGGTCGATCTTGGAGCTGTCGCGAACTGAAACGGGAGTCTCGGCAGGGTTGTCGACGACGGCTGCATACAGACGAATTCTTGAGACAACGGACGCAACGAGGTTGAAGGCGTACTTAACCTCTCCGATGGCGTCGTAATATTCCCATGCCTCGCTCTGCCACGCGCTCGAGTATGCGTGACGGCGTGTTCTGAAGTGTTCGGCCTCTCCCTTGTCGTTGAGGCGAACCTGTGCGGCAGCGGCGGTCAACGTACGCGTCGCGGCGTACGGAGCAGACTGCGCATAGGAGTACCCGGGAGGTAGGGGAACGAGGCCCGTCAATGGAGCGGAAGACGGTGACTGAGGTCTACGTCTAGAAGTTACCGGTTCTCGGCGAAATACGCCCACTGTTTCTCCTCGTCTTTAAACGGAGCTCACTAAGATCCTACCGCCTATAAAACGGCATGATTTCGTTGAAATCGTGAAATTACTGAGCGCGGTCTACTACAAAACCTGCGACGCACGAAAGCGCGAATATCGAGCAAACAAACAGCGCAGGTCCTTGTGTTATTCTATACATACTCATAACCAGTGTTGCGGCATAAACGCTCGAGCACCAGTTACAGGTGATGAGATATCCGTACATCGATTTCTCGGGAGGAAATCGCGCCCAGAACCTCTCGCGTAGAGGCGAGAAGATCGTGTCCGTCGTGATGAACCGCGTGATCCGAACCGTCGCGAGGGCGAGGATCAAAAAGTCAATGACGTTGAAGTTGTGCATCTTTTACCTTTACTCTCATTCAACAGGGTCGTTTGTTGAATAGACCGTATTGTACGGGTTCCAGCCGCGTAGACGCGAGCCACAGCCGCAGTTTGCGTCCTTCTCCATGATCACTACCTTACCCGTTACCGTCTTGAGACAGGTCACTCCTCGGGTCGGCTTCGGGTTGTCGGGGCGCAGCGACTCGCGAACGTACTTCTCGCGAAAGATCAGCATCGGCCCCTTATCTGAGTCGGCGGCGATCATGATCGTCTCCTCGGTCAGAATGACCCGGACGGCGTCGACAAGACGCGAACCGACCAGGCGGGTGTGAGGAGTAAGCGTACCGCTCTCGTATTGTTCATCCGTGACGTTTTCTCCAACGCACACCCGAACCCGAGCGGGAAACAGATCATAGATCACCTTCATGGCTACGGTCGCACCCTTCTTTCCATGGCCTTATATGTGACACCCGCCGCGGCGGCGAGCTCACGTATCGAGACACCGCGCTCGTACTCGGCGCGGCAGATCTGTGTGAGCTCATCGTTCGCCAGAGCGTACGGTGACGTAGGAGCCGTCCGAGAACGGTGACGCCGAGCAAGAGGAGCGAGATGCGCGATTTTCCGCGCGGCGGTAACGGATAGGTCAGGTGAGCGAGGGTCGAAGAAGCGACGCTCCGCGCGGGGCTTAGGAGAGTGAGAAGGAGCGGGATGAGCGGACGGAGCGGAGGGGCGGAGGAGAGGCGAGGGCGGAGGAGGGAGAGGAGGAGGGTAGGGAGGGTGCAAATCTTCAGCCGTGGTTATTGGTGAAGAAGAGGAAGAGGAAGAGGGAGGAGAGGGAGGAGAGGATGAGATCCAAGAGCGTACCGTGGAACGAGGGCGGGGCGGGTCCATGGCCTCGCCGATCGCCGCGAGGGACCAACCTTGAGCGTACAGGTCACGCACGTAGGCGCGCAACCACACACCGTTGAGGGTGCGCAGCACGGCACGCTCTTCATCGGGGAGCTCTCTCTTCTCTCTCGGCACTCTCTTATTGTATCATCGCCGCGGCGGAAAGAAGTGTACATTTGTACGTTAAAGGTTCACTCTTCAAAATTTTCTGCGGGGAATTTGAAGAAGGGGGAGACGTTGTACACTATTTCTGCTTTGTACATTAACATTAGTGGCTTGGGCGTGAGAGAGTGTAGTCGGATACTTCTGAGGGTCGCGCAGGTGTCTCCAGCCCTCGTGGCCTTCCCGGCAAGGGTCGAAGGTCGGGCAAGGCAGGTCCGTGGGCGGCGGGCCTCAGAGGCGGTCGTGGCGATCAGTGGTGGTCGCGTGGTCGGGCAGGCAGGCAAGGCAGGTGGGTCAGGTCGAGGCTGATGGTCAGGGTCAGGTTCAGGGTCAGGCTGGTGGTCAGGCAGGCCAGGGTCGAGGCCTGTGAAGGCCTAGGAGGGCAGGCAGGCCATGGTCATGGTGGTCAGGCAGGGTCAGGCAGGGCCATGGCCTTAGAGGCGGCCTAGGCGGCCAGGGCCAGGGCAGGCCATGGTCATGAAGGTGCGATGGGGGGGGGGTCAACCTGAAGGCCGGCCAGGGCCATGGCTATGGCGGCCCCAAAGGCCTACCCGCATGGCCTAATGGCGGTTCCTGCTAGGCGGCCTGGTGGAGGCCATGTGGAGGCCCTGTGGGGCCCTGTGGAGGCCGGGCGGGCCCGGTCGGCTGGCTGCAGGCAGGCTATGGCGGCCAGGGCGGCCGTGGCGGCCTGCTGGGCCTGCCTGGAGGCCGGCCAGGGCCGGGCAGGCGGCCTGCCCAGGTAGGCAGGCGGGCCAGGGTGGGGGCGGGGGCAGGCCAGGCCATGGCCAGGGCCAGGGGGGAGGCCTCCGGGACCACCGCGCCCCTGGTAGGGCGGCCAGGGCCACCGCGCCTACGCGCGAAGGGGCCAGGGCGGCCAGGGTGGCCTGCCCGCAGGCGGCCCATGGCCATGGCGGCAAGGGCAGGCAGGGCGGTCGGCCAGGGCCATGGCCAGGGCGGGGGCCAGGCGGCCAGGGCGGCCTGCCATGGCGGCCAGCCAGGGCCAGGTAGGCCTGCCCGTATGGGCGGCCAGGGCCAGCCAGGGTGGGGGCCAGCCATGGCCACGGTCAGGCAGGGCCAGGGCCAGGCGGCCAGGCCAGGCCGGGCCAGGGCGGCCATGGCCAGCCAGGGCCAGGCCAGGGCCAGGGCCAGGGGGGCCTGTGAGGCCTGCCCGTATGGCCTCGGCGGCCAGGGCCAGGGCCAGGGCCAGGGCCAGGGCCATGGCCAGGGCCAGGGCCAGCCAGGGCGGGCCAGGGCCAGGGCCGAGGCAGGCCAGGGTCGGGGCCATGGCCAGGGCCAGCCATGGCCAGGGCCAGCCAGGGCCAGGCCAGGGCCAGCCAGGGCCATGGCCAGGGCCAGGGCCATGGCCAGGGCCAGGGCCAGCCAGGGCGGGCCAGGGCGGGGGGGCAGGCTGAGGCGGCCAGCCAGGGCGGCCTGGGAGGGGGGCCATGGCCAGGGCCAGCCAGGGCCAGCCATGGGGGCCTCCAAGGCAGGCAGGGGCCAGGGCCAGGGCCAGGGCTCTGTGATCACCGCGCCCTGGCAGGCCGGCTGTAGTCACCGCGCCTATACGTGCGAAGGCAGGGCCAACCTGCCAAGGCCTGCGCGTGTGGCAGGGCAGGCAGGGCAGGCAGGGCAGGCAGGGCAGGCAGGGCAGGCAGGGCAGGAAAAGCAGGCAGGGCAGGCAAGTAGGCGGCGGCCAGTGTCGGCCGGTCGGTCGGGGCCTGCCTGTATGGGCAGGCAGGGCTGTCAGGCAGGGCTGCCAGGCAGGCAGGCAGGCAGGTGCACAGGCGTGGCCATGGCAGGCAGGCAGGCAGGCAGGCAGGCATGGCCATGGCAGGCAGGCAGGCAGGCAGGCATGGCCATGGCAGGCAGGCAGGCAGGCACAGAGGCCTGCCAGCGTGATCGAGGCGGCCATTGGCCACGGTAGTGGGCGGGCAGGTCAGGCGGCCACGGTCGGGCATGGCCATGGCAGTGGGCGGCCATGGTCGGGCAGGGCAATGGCTAGGGCGGTCCAGGGCAGGGCCATGGCAGGTAGGCATGGCCAGGGCAAGGCCAGGGCATGGCGGCTGTGGAGGCCTGCCCGCATGAACCACAGGCAGGCAACGGCCATGGCCATGGCAGTCGGGCCATGGCGGTCAGGGCCAGGGCCAGTGTGCGGTCCGGGGTGGCCCTGGCATGGTAGGCATGGTGGCCATGGCAGGATCGTGGTCAGGCGGCCAGAGCGTCGTGGTTCACCGCGCCTAGGGTCGTGCGATCCACCGCGCCTAGGCGTATTCCCCCTGATCAGAAGGAAGTTTGTGAAATAATGAAGAAAGGCTGTACATTCTGACATTGTTGATGTTATAATGAATCTGTCAGCCACGGTGGCTGGCAAGGACGAAAGGACAGAACAATGATCGGACTGGCAGTCAAGGTGGCCAAGAGCAAGACGGCTCGAAAGGTCGCGAAGGTCGCTGTGAAGAAGGCGGCCGAGCACGTCGAGGTCAAGCGGGTCGGGACCGACGTCGAGGTGACGGTTGCTGGTCGCCGGTTTTCGGCCAAGGGGCTGATCGAGGCGGCAAAGGATCGTCGCGGTCGGTGACGATGGCGACCAGCGGGTGGCCCTGCTAGGGGCCACCCGCAAAAGGTCAGGCGGTGACGGTCACGTTGGCGTCGTCGTGGAACAGGGCCTCGAGTGTAGCCATGTCGACGAGGCCTGTAGCCTCAAGTCCTTCGGCGGCCTGAAATGCAGTGACCGCAATAACTGTCAGGTCGCCGTACCAGCCGTCCTTGTCGGACGCGGCGTCGTGGTATCCGAGTTCGGCGAGGCGTCGCTGAAGGTGGTGGACGGACAGTGACTTGCGGGCGAACATGTTCTTGACGACGCAGGCTGCCAACGAAACGTTGTCGCGTTCGTTGCCACTGACCACCGCACCTAGTGGCGACGGTGCACGGCCGGCCTTCTTGGCCTTCGTCGGCGCGGCAGGCTGTTCCACTGGCGGCGCTGGTTCGACCGCAACTGGAGCGGTCTCAGGTACCACCTCTGCAACTGCCTCGGGCTCATGTTCGGTGTGTTCGGTATTCATTGGGCTATCCTGTTCTGTTGGTTGATTCAACGGGGCGAGAAGATCTTACCACCACCGCGACCATTGCCACCATTGCCACCGCGGAACGGAGGCAACTTGCGTGACCCCATCGACCGCGCAGTGATCTGCCCGCCGACAAATCCCGGCGGTGGTTTGATCAGCAGTGCGGTCAGCGCGTGAACAAGGGCGTCTACACGGTCGGGCGACTTACCCTCGCCCGGGATCCACGAGATCATCTGTGACTCGAGGTCTGGTAGGTAGTTGAGGTGATGGACTCGGTTCTGTTCGTAGGCGAGCGTGATGGGTTCAGCCCGCAAGGCCTTGCCATGCTTCGAGTGAACCCCAAGAACCTTGATCGATGGGTCGATCGCGAGGATCGCGTTAGTGACCAACGCGCCGCCTTGGTTGACTTCAGCAACGACAGGGCACGAATACTTCCGCGCCATCGACACTACGGCGTTGGCCCAAACTTCAGGCGAACCATGTACGGTCGCGTCCTCGAGAACCCAGGAGTGACGTTTGTATAGGTCGCGGTCGCCTGTCGAAGCGCAGACGACGATACCGCACTCGTCGCGAGGGTTCTCTGCTACTGATGGGTCAACTCCGACGACCCTAAGTGGCGCGCCGTGAGGGAATCCGGTTTCACGGCTTCTGGCGATGAGTTCCTCGTTCCACAGTGCGCCTTCAGCGTCCTCGAGCATCTCACCGTACAATTCCTGCGACGCCAACCGCGTCCCAGCGTATACACCTGTGATCGCCTCAAGATACGTCGACGAGAGGTTGCCCGCATTGTCAAGTGTTGAACCGCGTGACACGACGACACGGCCGGTCTTCGCCTCACTGAGCAGCGCGTATAGCATGGGAACCCGCTTGGGTGTCGTGGTCGCGATGATCTGCGGAGCGTTTCCAAGACGGCAGGCAACGCGAAGGTTGTCCCACGACGTCATTCCCGCGGCGTCAGGTGACTGCCTCCACGCCGCAACCTCGTCTGCCCAAGCGTAGTGAAACTGAGGACCGCGTAGACCGTCTGGTTCATCGGCGGTGAAGCACGTTGCCGTATTGCCGTTCGGCCAGGTCAGTCTTCTCTTTGACGGTTCGTAGAGTGGTCGTTCAGACGGCGGCGACACGCTGATGATACCTGACTCGCCCTCGACGATGACGTCACGGACGTCCGCGGCTGTACGGGCGACTAGGGCGAACCGCAGTTGCCCCTGTGAAGTATCCTTCGCCTTCTCGCGAACCCACTCGGCTGCTGATCTAGTCTTTCCCGCGCCTCTACCGGCCATGTATAGCCAGATCGCCCAGTCGTTTCCTGGAGGTGGCATCTGCTCCGGTCGTGCCCACGCCTTCCAGTCCCAGACGAGCTGTTCCATGTCGACGTCGCGGAGAACCGCATCACGTTCAACCTCCGACAGCATCGCGAGGTGTTCCATCATGCTCTTTCCCATGACGGTAATAATACACGGTGTCTAAGCGATGGGTCGCATGACCACTGACTCTGACCAGTGGGTCATCAGACACTGAGTGCGTCCGCACCATTCGTCTGAACCTGAACAACCGCAGGAGCAGACGGCGTCGTTGTCAGTCGGACCACACATACTGACGTTCGACGCGTCTTGATAGCGAAAAAACCAAGACGAGGAGTCAGTCGTCGTCGTGAGCTGTTCCGTATCTTCGCTTTTCATCCCGCAATGGTATCTTGTAGATGACGTCTATTCCAAGCGTCGTGATCGAGTACTTTCCAGCCGCGTCGACGGTCACCATTCCATGTTTCCGCAGATGTTCAAGGTACGACTTGCGGTTCGCTGTCGAAAGAAGTTTCGGACTGACCTGCGTCAACTCATCGAGACTCATCGGTCTCCGCATGACCTTGAGTATCTCAAGTGCAGTATGTGATCCACCGTCTCGACGAATCTTCTTCGCAATGTCCGCGACGGAGGTCGGCTGACTCATTTCTGCTTCCGCTTCCCTCTGTACTTGATCGCTACCACGTAGTTCCACTCATCTTCGCTCGGGTTTGCCGGTGCTTCCCACACCGCGTCCCAGTGATCGTCGGCGCAGAGACCGGCGATGCCGATGGGCTTCTTACGCCGATGCGACGATCGAATGTCACAGGCCAGCGACTGTGCTGTCCTCTTCGTGTATCGACGAGGGACAACCGTCCACATCCCACTCATCTTCGCCGCGTCAAACGTCCGCACCCAAAACGTCGAAGTCTTCGGTCTATTTCTCACTACAACCACCAATCTTCCTCGCTGCTTTCTGGGTCGTTCATCTGTGTGATGAACACTCCGAAGCGGATCTGCTTTCGCTCGATCCACTCTTCGATCGCCTGTAGAGAAGCGAACGGACCCCAGTAGACTGTCGATGATCCTGCCGCACGGTTTCGTCCGACGAACCACATACCGCCTTTGTCACTGCTGTTCACGTATTTCCTCACTCGGTTCAACAAACTGCGCCTTCGGCGGGAGGACAAAACCGCATTCGCAGCGGAACTGCCCATCCTCACCTACAGGCATCTCTGTAGCACACCGCCAACATGACACGTTACGCAGGCGACGTTCGTGACGCTCGCGGTAACCGCGGTCATGTTGACTCGACCAGTGGATGAGCTTGTCCGTAAGGCGCTTGAACTTCATCCCGCAGTCGATACACTCGTGCTTTTCACTTGCCAAAGATCGGCACCCTCTTCGTGTAGTCCCGCTTGTCAGACACCTGGAGCATCACGCCCCACACTTCTGAACAGGCGTCGTGAAACACCTCGCCGCGGGACGCCCAGACTCGGTTCTTGAAGTTTGAGTAGTCGAGCGTCTCGATGTTCATGGTCATCCACTGAGTCAGTTCCTCGCGGGTGACGTGAACACGGTACTCGTAGTCCGTGCCTTCGAACTCCTGAATCTCGGCGCCGGTCAGTTCGGCGAGAAGCGCGAGCGACTCCTTGTCGCGGGCGCGAACCGCAAGCTTGCCAGGCACCATACCGTTGTCTACGGCGCTGACGAAACCGTCCTGAGTAAAAATCCACATGTCATTATCTCCTTTGTCGTTGCGTCTATCGTGTGCCCCCTACTGCACTCATTGGCGCCGTTGTTGGCGCCTATGCATTCATTATACAAACTTTAGAAACCGCGTCACTCCTGCTCAGCGGCTGGCAGAACGCCCTCTGGGACGTCCGCGAGCATCATCGGCTCGACCTCGACATTACCGTGTTCTTCTGCCATGCTTCTGGAAACTAGCCTCCGCATAGCCGGCATGACGTAGGCGACGATCGATCGACCATCGGCGTCGAACGACGTGACCTTGTAAATCTCTGGTTCCATGATTCCTCCTGGCGTACTAATGGTATCAACAGTGCCGCGGTGTTATCTAGGCGTCAAGACCGCGAAGATAACACCGAGAACACCCAAACTGAGCGAAACCTGTGTGCTGGCGCCAAAGACAGCAGTAGTCACGGACAATCCGCCCATGACTACCGCCGCGATCGCTGTCCACACGAGATCCCGCAGACGCGAGAACCGTGATGGCATGTCAGACGCTCTTACGAGTGCGGCCCTTCAGCCGGCTCGAAGCGTCGCGAATCGGGGTACCGCTGGCGACGATGAGCTTCTTAGCCTGGGCGTACGTGATGCCGTTGCCCTTGGCGACCTGGTCAACTGTCTGACCAGCCGCGTACAGCTCGCCCGCTCGTTGGGCGGAAAGTGTCGTCGTGGATTCCATCTTTGTTCTCCTGTTGTCTGTATTTGTATTTGCTTCCGCGGTTGGTTGTTCCGCGTTCTTTACGGCAGTTCTTGCCCTATCGAGCAGATCCGCCGCCTCTTCTATGAGAGATCTGTTGATGTTCGTCGTGTCCGTATTCATCTCTACTATCACTATACATTGTTTAGATCAAAAAGTACTGCTCTACCTCAAAACTCTTGGAAAACCCTGCTGCGCACGAACCACACCGAGCAGTGGTTGAAGTTCTGGCTCTGAGTCGATTTCCTTGTAGACCGTGTACGCAATGTACGCGCCCATCACTACAGCGGTAACACCGAGGATGAACGAGGTGTAGATGATCTTCACTTCACCAACTCCATCGCGATTCTCTTCGTGGTGTGCTTTGTTGGATTACCGCAGATCGGCGGACCGTTCAACGGGACGTAGGTCGTGACGCTCATTCCGCAGTTCGGACACCGCCACTTTTCGACGGGGTACTTCGGCGCTTTCTCGTCCTCTTGCTCTGTTTCTTCGACTTCTTCCTCAGCCATGCTCGTGTACAATACTACAGAGACACGGGGCTAGTTTGCAGTTTTGCAGATTCTTTCTTGGCTTTCCGCATCATCTTCGCGCGTTCGTTGGTCGTCGTACCTGCCCAGACCCCAACCTCCTTGTTGGCGATCGCGTGATCGAGACACTGAAACTTGACGGCGCATGACGCGCAGATCATTCGCGCCTCCCGCACTACCTTCAGGTGAGTTTCATCGAAAAACATCTCCTGATTCCCCTTACAGGCCCCGTCGTTCATCCATTCCGTGTTCGTCATTTTCCCCTCCGTTTGTGTCTATGGTGATACTTGATAGGTCACATGCAGTGGCCCACCTGACTGATTGTCTAGCTTCACCGCGATGGCTAGACAGTCTTTGACTATCTTCTTCGTTCTGTCGAGACCGATCTCGTCGAAACTCTGTTCGCCGGTCATCGCGTACATCGCGCCGAGAGCGACGTCACCGCCGGTGCCGACGGCGTAGACTCCGGTGCTACCGCGAACCCACGAGTAGTCTTCGTCGATCTCGTAGATCGTTCCGTTGACTACGACGAGAACTACCGAACCGTGTTGCGCGCCCTGATCCTTCGTGTCACGGGGCGCGTAGCCTTGATCTTCAAAGCACGCACGAAGCGCCGGCACGAACTTGCTCGTGACGAACTTGTCCAACCGCGTTCCGGTGAGCTCGTTCGGCTTCGGCGGCGCGAACACGTGAGCCAGAATGTTGATCGCTCGAACGTCGCCGGCAGCACCGAGAAGGTACTGACCATTCTTTACGACCTTCGACGAGCCGCGACCCAGAGTGAAAGATCTGCCGCTCTCGTCTGAGACAAGCGAGTCGTAACCAACCACTGCCCATTTCTCACCTTGCGCCGCGATGATCGTCGTCATTGGGGCTACATTACTAGGTCGATTGCTGCAGGTCGTACCGTGATGGTGCTTCTGTGGGCTATTCCTTCGACTACGTCGTAGTATTTGCCCACCGGGCGGTCAAGTTCAACCCAGATCTTCACTCCGCCGACGGCGACGACGGTAGCGAACGTCCCGGCAATATGTTGATCCTCGCAGAGTTCGTTGAACCGTACCCTGTCCCCGACGTTGAAGTCTCGGGCAGTCCTGCTCCTCCGCGTGGCCTCAAGGCGATGTCTTGCCGCTAGTTCGATCGTCGCTAGATGCCGATCTAGATGCCCAGAGTCTACAGCGTTCTTGATGTGTTCCACCATCATGGCTAGTTCTTTCGTGTTTCATCTTCGTCCTTTGTCTTTGTTAGGTGCCCTTATCGCCTTCTAAGTCCGGGCCAGACTCTTTCTAACGGTGGCGACTACCGCTAACCTGCACCGCGAGACGCGCTCCGTACACATTGAACCTACAGCGTTTTTGACCAACCTAAATTGAGTTGCATCCGCTTTCTGCTAAGTGCAGCCGTAGACTCAACTAAATAATCTATTAGTGTGAACTCGGTCTCAGCGACCGCGTTTGTTCGTAATCTTCATTCCACCGAGGAGGAACACTACGAGCGCCCAGGCGATCGCCGCAACTGAGTTCGTTATTTCTATGTCAAAACGCATCTTTTCTCCTATCGTTGTTCGTACTGCACGAGCTGATCGGTTTCTACACCGAGCCAGTTCGCAAACTTCTCTTCCTGATCGCTGTCGACCATAACACGAATGACATCGTATTCTCCGGTCTTTTCTCCGATTTCCCACTTCATGTCCGTGGGCAGAGTTTCGGCGATGTCTTCGGCCGTGGACGATCCCATCGGCTTCATCTCGACGACGTAGGTCTTCATTTCTACTCCTTGCCTTCTGAGGCGCCACCCGCAAGCCGGGCGGCCGCAAGATTCGTCTCGATGATGTGACGAGCGCAGTAGTTGTCGCGCCAGGTCCCGGTTGTCCCGATGATGGCGTTCTTCCCGCAGCGCTGGCATTTTCTGTCGTGTGTCTTGCTCATGTTGTAATTATACCTGCTTTAGATCTCGTTGGTAGTTGATTCTTGGACGAGCGGGTTGAGAAGCGACCGCAGGTCGAGAAAGAAGTCCGCCATCTCACTCGCCGACACGATCGATCGGTTCGACGTCTGATCGAGGGCCTCATCGATGATGCGCATCGCTTCGATGACCGCGGATGATTCCTGAAGCGAAAGTTGATCCGTATCCATGTCTACACTATACAATCTCTCAGATCCTCCCCGTAGCGCAGCACGTCTTCAGCATCAAGTATCGCCAAACTGTCGTACGACTCGTCGATGAACTGCTGGCAGTTTTGCGCGGTGCCAGAGTGCACTATGACCATGTCGCTGAAGTCGACTACAAAGTATTCGTCGTGCTCGTCAGGAGACATCGATGCCCCAGACCGTACGCCATCTGCCGGCGATCTCGATCGCCTGCGAATGGGTCACGCACGGAATGTCGACGACGTGCGAGTCACTCGAGTCTCCGGTGGGCGACGCCAGCCAGATCCGCACGTTGTTCATGATCACCTCGACCGCGATGCAGTCGCCCTTTGTTCGTTGTAGTTGCATTGTGTTTCCTTTCGTCGTTTCCTCTGTTGTTATTTTACGATCTTTAGTTTGCCCGCCGGATGCAGATCCATGCTCTGCTGCAGCTCCACTGACCAGCCGACGTCGAGGTCGATGATCTTCTCGCGGATGAGCGTCATCAACCGCGAGAGATGCTCGAACGACGAGAAGTAGACGACATCCTCGTCGACCTCCGGGTCGAACTGGACGAACTCGTTCCTGTCGTCGAGAAGCGCGATCTCGTTGAGGCGACCGCTTGCCACGATCGACACCGTGTACTTTCGACCGCGAGGTGACGTGGCGGTTGTCTGGACTCTGTTGAAGTGTATCGTTTCCATGTTGTCATTGTACTTTCTTTAGTTCGTAGTTGCTGAGGTTGCGCCGACCCGGCCGTGAGGCCGAGCCGGCGTTGACCGTCAGTAGCTCGAGTTCGAGAACTCGCGGCCGACGGCGATGACGCCCTTGATGAACCGCGGTCCGGAGATGCGGCCGGAGCGGCGCTGCTTGTTGAGCGCCTTGAGTCGCTTGCCGGCGCGGATGATGTTTTTTGTGGTCAGTTTGGTTTCCATGAGTTCATTATAACTTCTTTAGAACTACGGAGCAACCTTTCCGTTGGCGATCCACGCTGCGTATGTGATCGGCATCTTCTCGGCGAACGACTTCTCGACCTCGAGCGCCAGATCACGGATCTCACGCTGCGCCGCTTCGTGCGTCCGCAACGACAAAAAGTTCATCAACGCCCGTGCGTTTACGGTCCAATAGAACTCGGTGTACGTTCCGACCGGGACCGCTAGCCGAGCAAGTTCCTTGGCGATTCCCATCTCCACGAGTTTGGCGTACGCCGTGAACGCCGCGTCATACGCCTCCGCGAGGATCTCCTGTGCGTCAGCCGCGATAGAAGCATCGACGGCCTCGAAGGTGTATGCGCCGGGCTTTCCAGTCTGAGTACGCCAGTTACTCTCGGGAGGCAGATACGCTTCAGCCGGCATCTCAGAGTAGCGACCGGAGAACTCGTTGAACGACCCGATGCGATGACGAAACCACTCGCGGGCGACGAAGATCGGGCAGCGAACGTGAAAGCGAAATGAGTTGTGTTCGAACGGCGTCCCGTGGCGTTCCCGCATCAAAAAGTTGATAAGACCCTTGTCAGCCTCGTTGATGAAGTCACGTCGCTTCCCGAACGACACGCGCGCTGAATTGACGACCGAAAGATCGTCTGCCATCGCCGCGTCGAGCGCGACAAAACTGCCGGCGTAGCTGAGTCCGTATTGTGTTTCCATTGTTCCCTTGCGTAGTAGTTATTGTACAGTCTTTAGTCGTTCAGTAGATGCCACGACCGAGCGCCGATCGTGTGGCACCACCGATGACCAGTGACACGGCACACGGCGTCGAGTGCGTATCCGCCGGCGAGTCGAAGCAGGCGTCTAGCCCGCATACTCGAGATCCCACTGGCTCTCGAGGAACGACCAAAGTTCCGGCACGACTCCGTCGCGATCGCGGTAGAACGGGTCGAGTTGACCGCCGCGAATCTCTTCGGCGAGCTGTGGGCGTACCTTGGAGAGTACGTTGAACAGGGCCTGTCCGTACCGCCACTCGTGGTAGCGCGCGATCTCTGGGACCGTACGCAGAAACTTCTCGTATGTGATGTTTTCGTTGGTCATGATGTCATTATACTTTCTTTAGATGCCTAGTCGGCGTCGGATCTGTGACTTCAATCCGCGTTGTGGGATGTCGCGTAGTATCGCCTCAGCGATGTCCTTGACGATGTCGCCTCGAGACAGCTCTGGGTTCTCCTCGAGAGCCCAGGCGATCTCTTCCTCGATGTCCGCAAGCACGTCGTCCGCTTTTGCTTCGTGGATGTATTCGCTCATGGGTTCATTGTACTTTCTTTAGATGAGCGAATCAGCCGCCCACTCGACCGCGACAGGCGCGCTTGTCGGCGAGACGCTTTTTGTTCGGGATCCGCTGTGCGCGAAGCCGGTTACCGTCGGCGAACGCCTGCCGCTCGAGTTCGTTCCACTTGTTCTTGATCTTTGTCATGAAGTCATTATAACTTCTTTAGACTTCAGTGAAGTGTCCCTCGATCTCGACGACCTCGACCGAGTCGGGTTCGACCGAGCGATCGTTCCGAAGGTCTGCCGCGACGCGGTACGCCTTCGCCTCGTTGTTGGTGTAGAACGACGCCGGCCCTCCGACCGTATGACGATCGTCGTGGCGGCGATACCGCACCGCGTATGTGATGTGAGTGGTCATGTTTCTGTCCTTTCGTTATGAGATGATTGTACTTTCTTTAGACTTCGCCGCTCGAGCGAGCGAGCGAGCGTCAGTCGGCGGTGACGAGCGCGTCGTAGCGATCGGCGGCGCAGTCGCAGCAGATCGTTCGTTCGTCGTCGAGCGCGATCGTTTCGTTGACGGGAGTGGGCGTGTAGCAGTCGGTGCAGTTGATCGTTTCCATGAGATCATTATAACATCTTTAGAATGGTTCGGACACGGGGACGTCACCGATGAACACGATCTCTGTCCAACCGCGTTCTAGGTTGAGTTCAGCGAACGTGTTTGCGTCGACGCGCGCTGACCCGACGCTGTTCGCAACGATCGGAATCTTCACGACGCGGTCCGCGTGATCTATGTCGTCACCATAGACCGCGGCGAAGACGAAGTTGTATTGATCGTCGATCTTCATGAGGCGGTCCTCGAGACGACGATCTCCTCCGCGGGGAACCAACCGGTCCAATTGGTCGTTGTCGAACTCACGAGAACCGCGTTGACGTGTTGTCCGATGTGCGGGAACAGCGACACCGAGTCGATCTTCGTCACGACGAACGTCGGACCGTTCTCTTTCACTCGGTTCCGCGTCCGCTTCGACGCTGTCTGACCGTTGATCTTCACGGTGATCGTGTCACCGATCTCGAGAGCGATCATCGTTGATCGCCCTCTCGTCGCCCGCAGTCGACGCAGCGTCGGCAGTCGTCGTCGTTCGTGAAGACGTGGTCGTGGTTTTCGGTGTTGTTGTTGTTCGTCGTTTCCATGAATACATTATAACTTCTTTAGTTTACGACCACGCCTCGGTCACCGACCAACCTTTCTTGGCGCAGTAGTCACGAAGTCTCGACCAGGTTGTCTCTTCACACACCTCACCGGGGATGTCTCCGTACCATCCGGCGATGTATTCGTGGATGTACTTCTCGGTCCGCGTATCGGTGATCGTCCAATACGGTTCTTCGGTCGTCGTGTGAATCGTTATCGTTACGTCTCGTGTCGTTTCCATGATGTCATTATAACTTCTTTAGATCATCCCCGAAGGTGGGGGTCAGATGACCCCCACCTCGGCGAGAACTTCCTGCGCCATCTCGACACCGAACTCCGCGGTCAGTTCCTCCGCGAGGTCGACCGAGTCGTCATCGATACTCGTGAAGTAGAAGACGTCGTGGTTGTCCTCGTAGACCGCGTATACAAAATCCTCGGTGACCCAGATCGTTGCGGGACGGTTGTTGTGGGTTGTCGGGAACATTTTGTTTTCCTTTCGTCGTTGGTAAGATCATTATAACTTCTTTAGATCTCAGTTTTCGTTCACGATCGAACGAAACAGATCGTCCTCAATCGCCCGCTCTTCAGCCCGCTCCTTCATGAAGGCGATGAAGTCGTTGACCAGCTCTTCGTCGACATCCGCATCGACATCCCCGTCGAGATCGATAGGTCCCTCGACGATGTCCGCTCCCTGTGACCAGAGTTCCGCAAGACGTTCGGGTTCCGTGGAGAACTCGAAGGCAAGACGACTGCTCACCGTACTGAACGGAATCATCTCGTTGGTCTCGGTGAAGTGCTGGATGATCTCGTATCGCAGCACGTTCCAGTAGTGGTACAACTTCACCTTGTTCTCGTCCGCGAGCAGATCGCTCGAAGGAAGGAGGTCGAAGTCACTCATCGTCGCTTTCATGTTGTTTCCCTTCGTTGTGGTAAGATCATTATAACTTCTTTAGAACTGGAGTCAGTCCTCCCGGTCATCCCAGTCATCGCGTTCGAAGTTGATCGATGCGGTGAACTCCTTACCGCAGTGTTCGCAGGTCCACTCGACCTCACCGCCGTATCGCGAGTCGACGTCCGCCTCGATCTCGTTCGGACCATCGCAGTGCGAGCAGTCGTTCGTCCAGGTGTGTGTGATGTCGTTCCACCCAGGGATGTCGCTCTCGTAGACTCCAGGGGGCATGTTGTAACCGCTCATCGTGTTTCCTTTCGTATCGGTAAGTACATTATAACATCTTTAGAACGTTGGTTGGTCGATCGCTCTCTCAGGAGACGATTATCGACCGCACCGCGTTATTCAGTCCACTGCCAGGTTCCGTCCTCGAGAAGCGTGACGTTCGTCGGCGCAGAACACGAGTAGACGTTGACGATCTCTCCCGTGGCTGAATCCCACGTGAAGTCGCGGTTGAGGACGATGTTGCAGTCCTCGCGGTCGTCTTCGAGCGCAGCGACGACGTCCTGGAGAGCGATCACGCCGAGCGTCGCGAGAAACAACGCCGCTGACCAAAAGATGAACCGCACGGCAGTTCGAACTCGGTAGTAAGTTTCCGTATGCATGTTTGTCCCTTCGTTGTTGGTAAGTTCATTATACTTTCTTTAGAAGTCGACTTGGTGGAGGACTTCAGCCTTCACCTCGTCGTCCTCGAGCGTCTCGAGAACGCCTGCGACGACCGCACGGTAGTCTTCCATGTTGAATCCGTAAGGATCCTTGTCCGCAGCCACGCTCAACGCTTCTGCGATCTTCATCAGCGCCTCGACTGCCTCGTTTGACTGAATCTTCATCGTTGTGTCCTTCCTTCGCTTGTAAGTACATTATAACTTCTTTAGTTCTGCGGCGCAGGACGTCAGTCGTAGATGTCTGCCTGCCACTGACGCTTCTCGATGGAGCGAAGCATGCGGTGGTAGTTATCCTTCCGCTTGCGTCGTCCCTTGGAGCGAAGCGAAGAGCAGCAGCTGTACGGGCAGTCCACGATCGCTCGGTTGTTGAACATCATTCCCATCGCTATCTCCCTCTCTGTGCGAGTTCGTTGTAACTTCAGCGTAGACTCTCAGGCGACAAGATAGTCGCGAGAGAGTCCGCACTGAGCGTGGCAGATCACCGACGCCTCGTCGGTGTCTGGGTCGTACATTTCAGCGACCTCGTCGTTGGCGCGGAGGCGTTCGCCGCAGAGTTCGCAGTGTGTTTCGGTGTACATGTTCATGAGTACATTATAACTTCTTTAGAACGGTTCGCACTCACGGACAAAGTCAGCCCACGACTTGCGTTGCGTCGACAGCCGCGCGCGAATCGTCGAGAGAAGCGGGACGTCCGCGTTCTTTCGAGACCATGAATCGTACGCTGCCGGCGTGGGCGTCTCGTAGTTGCTGTACGCGCATCTGATGAAGTCTGTGAACGACGACCGCATCGACTCATCGGACCACTGCTTGAGGTCTCCACGCGCGAATCGCTTCTTCGTGGCGTAACCCGCTTCTTCTCGAGCGGCGTTCCACGAACCGAAGCGACGTATGATGAGAGCGAGTGACGGCGTGTCTTCGCCCGACTTGGTTCGCCATTCGCGGTAACCCGCGGCTGTCGTGACGCCTGCGGTTTCTGCTGCTGTGACCGCGTTGATGATACTGGCGTCGTCGAACTTCTGCTGTCTCGAGCGGACGATGATCTGCTCGTGTCGTCGAGAGCGAAGCAGATCCTTGACTGTCTTGCTCGGGATCACGCCGGCGAAACTCTTCACCACCGCTCCGATGTTGCGCAGCGAGTTGAACTCCGCATGTACCTTACTGATCGTTTCTTCGTCTGTGTGTTTCATGTCTTCCCTTTGTTGTCATTATACTTTCTTTAGTTGGCTGGCGGCGTCGACATCTCGTTGACCGCGTCCTTGATCTTCTTGATGTCGGAGTTCTTCGACGCCATGACGTCGTTGAGAAACCTCCGCACGATTGTCGGTTTCACTCCTGCCTTCTTCGCGACTGCCTCGACGCCGAGCGTGCGAATCTTGTCCGCGTAGTCGTCGAGCGAGTTCGTCACGATGTTGGGGTTGAGTCCCTTCATTTGTTTTCCTTCCTTGTTGGTAAGAACATTATAACTTCTTTAGAACTCGAGGCCGGCCGGCTGGCGCGTGAGCGCGCAGCTGGACGGTGGTGAGCCGGTCAGTCGGCCGGATCGTAGTCGTAGTCGATGCAGTCGAGACAGAGGTCGATGCTGAGGGGGCCGAAGTCGGAGTCGCAGGTGAAGACGTTGGCGACGGTGTCGCAGTTTTCGCAGCGAGCGTCGGCGTCGGCGAGGACGGAGTTGAATTTGGCGTTTTGGAGTTTTGCTGGCTTGGTCATGTTTATTATTATATCATCTTTAGATTTCTCAGGCGGCGGCCGTAGGCCGGCCGGCTGGCTGTTAGGCCAGTCGGCCGGCAGATCGGTCAGATTGCCGGATAGAACGGCACGTTGAGGAGTTCGCAGGTATCGGCGATGAAGTCGATGATCAGTCGGCCGAAGGCGTATGTGGCGTCGTCGAGCGTGTCGTAGGCGTCGCCGGAATGGTCGCCGGAAATGATGGCGTAGAGGCCGTCGGCGTGGCGAGAGGCGACGTTGAAGAGCAAGTCGATCGAGTCGCAGTCGTCGTCGAGCAGGTCGAGGACGTCGTCGGCGCAGTCGAGTGTCGCGATGTAGGCGCGGGACAGGCTGGCGTCGAAGGTGAGTTCGAAGCGGGTCGGGTCGTCGAAGTCGGGAGCGATTTCGGCGAGACGGATGGTGAATGTTTGGGTGTTTTGTTGGGTTTCCATGAGAATATTATATCATCTTTAGATTCTCGATCGGCAGGCCGTAGGTCGGCTGGCCGGCTGTCAGCCGGCGACCGCACCCAGGATCCAGAGCCTGAACACCTCTGCTGCTTCCGCAGCCACCGTCTCGAGGTCTGCCGGCGTGAGGTCCGCGAAGTCAAATTCCTCGGTGAGGTCGATGACGTCGAGGTATCGATCGATGACCGCGTCAGCGATTTCGTCGGCGAGAAGTTTGGTGTCCATTTGTGTCCTTTCGTTGCTGGTAAGTACATTATAACTTCTTTAGAACGCAGTGGCCGTAGGCCGGCTGTCAGGCAGGCCAGTATTGGCGAGCGATGTCGTCGGCAGGGTCGATGATCGGCGCGGGGGCGACGAAGGCGACGTTGGCAGGCATAGCGGGCAGCTGAGCGCCGGCAAGTTCGTTGAGAGCGTAGCCGAGTATCGAGTGGCCTGTCGTTTCGAGCAGGTCGTTGGGGGCGTCGACGGTGACGTACAGGTTGATGCGGACGGTGTATTTGGTGGTGTTGTTGTTTTCCATGAGTACATTATAACATCTTTAGATTCCACCGCACGCACTAAGACCGCAGTCTGCTATTGGTGACCATAGGTAGACCGCCTGGAGGTGACCAGGCGGCCTCCTAGGCCACTCTCACACGGTGTAGGCGACCGTGTACCCTCTGTCGACCTTCGACCAGACCTTTTCCTGGGCGAACCGCAGGGCAGACTGGGCTGAGCCGAAGTAGTGGCGACTCGACTGGCGACTGGTCTTCTCGGCCATTCCCCACTCGCAGAAGACCACATTGTCGGCGATGCGGACCTCGTACACCTTCTTCTTGCCGGCGTCGCCACGCGCGCCGTCGCTCTGCTTCAGCAGGCACCACTTCTTTTCCATTGCTTTGTCCTTTCGTCGTTCCAGCCTCGCTGGCTGGTAAGTACATTATAACATCTTTAGATCGGGCTGGAGCCGCCGGTCATCGACCGGCGACCCGAACCACGAACCGGGGATCGTGCTGGCGCTGGGCGACCCAGGCGATGCACTTGCTGCGAGGACCACAGACCACGACCAGGCGGTACTTGCTGTCGTAGACCTCGTGCATTCTCGTTGAACCCTTCATTTCGATGTCCTTTCGTCGTTGGTAAGTACATTATAACATCTTTAGATTCGACGACCAGCCGCCGGCGAGCTCTCACCAGTGGGCGTCGGCCCCACCGGCCCAGGACGGGTAGAGCATGAGGAGCTCGTCGAGGTCCATCTCGAACCACTTGGCGAAGGCCTCCACATCGGCCTCGTCAATCTCGACTCGAATGACCGGCCAGCCACTCGGGCCTTCCAGCTCGAGCACCTTCACTCGAGCGGATGGCACGGCCTCTCCAAGGAGCATGAGCCCCTCGGCAAAGTCGTCGGCTGCAAAGTCAATTTCGAATGCCTTCATTTCGGTGTCCTTTCGTTTGGGTATGAGTACATTATAACTTCTTTAGAATCGGCTCAGCTCAGCTCCTGCTCGATCTCATCCAGCAACTCGCCGACAAACTCACGCACGATCTCGATCGCCTCGTCGAGAGTGGTCGGGTAGTCCATGTAGTCCCGGCCATACTCGCTCTCCACTGCACTCTTCAACGCTGACTTGAGGTCCACTGCTTTGTCCTTTCGTTTGGGTATGAGTACATTATAACTTCTTTAGATCTGCTCGAGTCCAGGCAGAACGAGCTGATCGTCGTTCGCGAGACTCGAGATCTCTCGAGCGATTCTGACTCGCTCTGAGTCAGGCGCGCTCAGGATTAGATCCCACTCGTCCTCTGCCCAGTCGCTCGTGTCGAGAATCACGAGTCCTTCTGCGTCTCCACAGTTTCCGTCGCTTGCGAAGTATGTCATTGCCATTGCGTGTCCTTTCGGGTTGCTTGTAGGTACATTGTATCTTCTTTAGATCGACCAGGTGGTAGCCCGTCTGCATCGCCGACTCTCCTCCAGGCCGGACTCTCAATCTTCGCGCGCGTCGACCAGCATCGACTCGATGAGCGCGTAGACCTCGTCCCACTCGAGACCTTCAGCCTCGAGCTCTGCGATCTCTTCTTCAATCCACATACTCTGTCCTTTCGTCGTGTGTAGATACATTATAACTTCTTTAGATCAGTGGAGGAGAGCCCGTCTGCTGCTCGAGGCTCTCCTCCAGGCCGGTCTCAGCGACCGCGCTCCTTTCGAAGACGCTCGGCGTATTCCTCCGCAGAGGTCGGCGCGTCGAGGCCGTTGCGCAGCATCGCGGCGACCGCGCAGGAGACCGCGCCGGAGTAGTTGCCGCCGGTGCAGTTCATCGTGTAGATGGCGTCGCGGCGTGCCCGTACGCGGTGCTCGATCGTCGGCAGCTGTTGGAAGTACGGCGCCGAGTTCATGTCGCCGGGTCCGCCGTGGGCCAGCGCCCACTCGAGCCACTCGTCCGAGAGCGGGGTGAGGTCTGTCGTGTTCATCGTGTGTCCTTTCGTCGTGCTTGTAAGATCATTATAACTTCTTTAGAAGCATCAGCCCTACGGTAAGTGCCAGCGGAGGGAGCGACCCTCACTGCTGTGCGGACCCTGGCCGGGATCCGCAGGACTTCACATCACCCGCTTACGGATGCGTCGCGAGAGGAGGACGGTCGCTTCGGCGGAGGGAGCCGGATGATCGCCTAGGTCGATCAGAGCCGCTATCGCGCGTCGGCGGAGCCTTATCTTCGGAGAGGCTTGTGCTGACGGTATGTTCTTCGTCCCAGCAGCTTGCTGGCACTTGCCGCGGGGCTGATGCTCCGTGACAAGATCATTATAACATCTTTAGATTCAGAGCCCGCAGAACTCCCGGAGGAGTTCGGCTTCCCAGCGGGAGAACCCTTCGGCGCAGATCACGGCCTCACACATGTCCGAGACCGCCTCGTCGTAGACCTCGGCAGGGTACTCCTCGCGGCACTGAGCGAGGATGTCGCTCGCCACTCCCTTGAGGTCAGCCTTTGTGAATCGATCTTCCATTGTCGTCCTTTCGTATCGGTAAGATCATTATACCATCTTTAGAATCAGCACTCGGCGTCGGCGAGTTCCCTCGCCTTCTCGATCTCCTTCGCCTTCTCGAGGCGATCGGCGATGTACTTGATGCTCTGGCTCAGCCAGCCGATGACGTAGTGCGGGCTGTGCTCTTCGATGGCCTTCCGCATCTCGCCTTCCGTGATGAAGGCGAGCTGACGCTTGACCTCGGCCTCGAGCTCTGCCATTGCGTAGTTGTTCATTTTGTGTCCTTTCGTTTTGTTGACAAGATCATTATAACATCTTTAGATTGACGCTCCGGCCGGGTCAGGCGACCCGGTCGAAGCGACGATCCGCCTCGGCGGTGGCGAGTAGGTACAGCGCCTCACGCAGCTCGCGATCGCCGTCACCCTCGCGCTCGATCATGCTCACGAGCTCCTCGAGCGACACGCTCCGCACGTACTCGCGGAACTGGTCCATCAGGTCTTCGATCACTCCGACGTTCATTTTGTGTCCTTTCGTTTTGTTGACAAGATCATTATAACATCTTTAGATTCGGCCAAAGCCGCTGCCAGCCGGCGAGCGACTGTCAGATGAAGAGGTCCTCGAGATCGTACATGTCTCGGTCGACGCCCCAATAATGGACCGCAAACGCCTCGAGGTCACTGTCATCCAGCATCACCGACACCAGCGGCCAGCCACCGGCCGGCCCTTGCGCCCGCTCGATGCGCACCCATGCCGAGGGCACGCTCTTGCTCAGCCGCTCCAGCGCGTCGGCGAGCTCCTCGTCGTCGTTCCAGCACAGGTCCACGCTCAATTTCACAATCATGCTTTTTGTCCTTCCTTCGTTGGTAAGATCATTATAACATCTTTAGAATTGCAGCGCGGCAGACTACCAAGGGCGCTCTGCGCCCTCGGAGTTTGCGTACCGCACCTCGGCGATGAAGCCGCGTACGCGCACCGCGATCGCCCACGGGCTCCAGAGCCAGACGGCGCGGCGAATGGCGCCCATGTACTCGGCTTCCATGAGCTCGTAGCCGTTGGGTCGCCACGGGCTCCCGGCTCCCCACGACTTCGCCTTCTTGATCTTCTTTCGGATGCTCATTGCTGTGTCCTTTCGGTTGGTGGTAAGATCATTATAACTTCTTTAGAATGCTCCGGCTCCTCCGGCTCGGCCGGCAGACGCCGACCGAGCCAGAACCGATCAGACTCCGTAGGGGAATCCGTAGGTCTCGAAGTAGTAGGTCTCCATCCACTTCAGAGCGCCGGCCTTGGTCTTCTTGGGGCAGCCCCAGTTCATCTCGCACGCCTTCACGAGGCTGTATCGAGCGGCCTTCATCCCGGTGTTCACCTCGAGGCGGAGCATCGAGATCGCGGAGGCGACTCGCCAGTGCTCGATTCCGTCGGGGGTGTCGATGATGATTGTCTGATTCATTGCTGTGTCCTTTCGTTTGGTTGATGAGATCATTATAACATCTTTAGAAAGCCGGCTAGGCCGACGATCGGTCAGAGGAGAACCTCCTCGTCCTCGTCCTCCTCGTCTTCGTCGAGGCCTTCAGGGGCCTCCACGCTGGGCCAGTAGACCACGATCCCCAGACCCATGCTATCGAAGCGCGGGCTGCTGAGCGCGAGGCTCAGATCGTTGTCGCCCCCGACGCACAGAGCGAAGCGGAACGCGTCGCTCATGCTGTCGAAGGTGATGCCGAGGCACTGCCTTCCGTACATGCCGCGACCGCTGTACGAATCGATCTCGGCGTTGTCGAAGTATCCGACGGCGTCCTCGAGCTCCCAGAGCTGCTCTTCGGTGAGTTTCATTGATGTGTCCTTTCGTTGTTTGCTGATGAGATCATTATAACTTCTTTAGAAGTCCGCCTTGCCGCGACCGCGGCAGGCGTTCTTCCGAGCGACCGCCTTCTTGTTCGGCATCGTCGTCGCTCGCAGACGAGACGTCGCGAATGCGAACTTGTCAGCGTCGTTCCACTTTTGGGTGATCTTGTTCTTCGTCATGCAGTCATTATAACTTCTTTAGAATTGCTGGTTGCCCTGAGTCTATTCACCCGGGCCAGGTGTCCTCGGCTAGTCCTCGGCTGCTGCTCGACTCAAGCACATCTTGTAGAAGCTATTGTATCTTCTTTAGATCAGAGGTCGTCGTCATCGTCGTCATCGTCGACCTCTTCGCCCGACTCGACGAGCCGATCGATGCGAGCGTCCTCGCGGAGACAGTCGATCTCGTACTGCTCCATGTCATCGACCTCGTCGTAGTCTGCCCACAGGCTGTCGTCGTCTTCCCACATTGTCTTGGTCCTTTCGTTTTGTTGATAGTGCCATTGTAACATCTTTAGAAAGGCTGCCCGTCTGCAAGGCAAACCTCCCACCAGGCCGGATCGCTCTCTTGAGCGACCCGGCCCGCGGAGTCAGCGCTTGTAGAGGTAGCTTCCGTACGGATCCCACTTCGCCTTCAGCTCGGCGAAGCTCTCCTCGTCGAGGAGGTTGTACCGCTCGCCGTTCAGCGCCGGCGCCTTCCAGCTCGCTGCCTTGTAGACGCCACCCGTCTGGGCGTCGATGAAGCAGTGGACGTGCCTGTTCAGTCCGCAGGTGACGATGCGGATGTACTTACGTCCGCCGTCCATCTCGAAGGTCTCCGGCGTGAGTCCGGGGTGCCGCTCGGCGAGGAACGTGGCGTTTCTCGCGTCGATGAACTTGATGAACTCGGCGATCGCTTCGAGCACCGCCACCTTCTTGTCTTCGGTGATCATTGTTGTGTCCTTTCGTTTGTGCCAGCGGTTGCTGACAAGATCATTATAACTTCTTTAGAAAGTCAGATCCCCTCGTTCACAAACTTGCGGTGGTGATCGATGTGTTCGCGAGATGAATGGGCGAATCCAAGTTCCCACCCGGAATACATGCACTCGAGAAGAAGAGCGCAGCGCGTGAACGCCTCGGCAAGGGTGTCGAAGATCTCGGACCAATCATTGGCCACGTAGTCTGTCCACCAAAGTTCGACCTTGTCTCCCTCGTGGATGTATCGGATGATGATCTGAACGTCTTCGTACTTTGCGTTGAAGACCTCGAGTTCGGTAATGTACTTCAGTTCCATGTTGTGTCCTTTCGTCATGTGTACATTATAACTTCTTTAGAAATGCCGGGCGCACCACAGTGTCGTTTGAGACGCGCTAGACGCGCTGTCCCCGGCAGATCCAATTGTATCTTCTTTAGACTACCGGCTGCGGTCGCACGTCGACCGAGTGGCCGATGAACCGATCGAGGATTCGCATGCGGGTGTCCGACGGAGTCTCGCCCTCGCGGCAGGGAATGAAGTAGTTGATGCAGTGCCCATTGACTCGGATCTCGAGGGTGATTCGGCTGTCGTCCCACTCGGTCATCTCGATCTTGAAGTCGATGTCTCGTGAGGTATGGACGTTTGTGGTTGATGATGTGCTGTACACGTTTCGTGTCCTTTCGGTTGGTTGTATTGTCATTGTACATTGTTTAGAATCCGACCCGTCTGCTAAGCAGATGTCCTACCAGGCCGGACTTTGAGAAATGCGCGAGCGCCGGAAGAGAAAGGACATTATCTCCCGGCGCTCAAGCGCTCATGTTCTCTTCACTTTGCAGCGGCGTTGAGTCTTTCGATCAACACCGTGGTGAAGAGAGTAGTTGTGCCGGTATCGACGTTGATACCGACGATGGGATACTTACGACGCTTGGCGGCGATGCCACCGAACACGTAGGTCTCGCCACGAGACTCGAACATCGTACCGAGCGGCGCCGTCAACGTGACAGGCTTCCCAGACACGACGTCACTGAACCCGAACTTGGTGTAGTACTGCGCCTCCTGGCTCTTGAGGTTGACGCCGCCCGCGCCGAGTTCGACGGGGGACGACTCGATCTTGAGCTGGTAGACGTCGCCGTACCCAGTTCTGCACGTCGGCTCTGCCATTCCGTGCTTCCTGAAGATGTCCTCGATCGCCGCCTTGATCTCAGCGGTGATCTCGGTTGCCTTGTCTCTTTCGACCGTTGCCATTGCTTGTCCTTTCGTTTGGTTGTAAGTTCATTATACTTTCTTTAGATTCCAGACCTGCGTTAGCAGATCTGGAACCCGCCGCACGACGAAAGAAACTTAGCGAACTCTCGCACGTTCTCTTCCGTGAACGGATAGTTGGCCTCCCACGAGGGAGACTTGCCATAGCCCTGGCAACCGTTGCACCATCCGTGGGTTCTGCCCACGACGATGGCGACGTCGTTGTCGAGCGCCTTGTCAGGCATGTGCATGTCGACACCCACCTCGTCTGAGCGAATCCCGGTGGCGTTGCAGTACTGGCAGTCGTCCATCGGAATCGAGGCGATGCGCTCGTTGTAGGCCTTCTCGTACGCAGCGACCTCACCTGAAGCGAGCTGATCGTAGAGCACGAGGGCAAGAGCCTCGGCGCCTTCAGCGTTCAGCCCTTCGCCATCGTTGTAGTGCCCATTGACGCCGGCGGTGAGCTCCGGTGCTGCTGCGCAGCAGAAGTCCCACAGTGGTCGCCAATACCACACGTTGTTGCGGAAGTACTCTCCAGCCTCGTCGACCGGAGCGACTCCATACACGTCCATTCCCATTGTTGTTTGTCCTTTCGTTTGGTTGTAAGTACATTATACTTTCTTTAGAAAGTCGCGGCCGCAAGACCACCCCTAGCCCAGGCATCCCTGCCGCGTTGTTACACGCGGTTTCGGCCTAACGGGACTTATAGCGGTTCTGCCTAGCTTAGCCAGCGCCTCAAAGAGGCAACGTCTGGCACCGCGGAGTTCTCTTATCAATACGTCGTCGGCATCATCGAGCAGACGTGTTCGAACGTGAGCGTCACGAGCGGGCGCGAGAGCCTGTTCTTTCGAAGCTCGCCGTAGTTGTACACCTCGACGGCTCGGTCGAGCCACGACACGATGAGCACGTCATCGTAGTCCGGCATCGTCATCTCGTCGAGGTCTGCGCTGAGACCGAAGCCGGTCTCGTTCGACCACTGGCTACCGACGATTGTCGAGACGGCGATGCGCGTCGCGTAGGTCGTGTCGTTCCAGCGATTCTCCGCTGCCTCGATTGCTCGAGCGGCGTCGATGTATCGCTCCGATCCGCCCCAGTGCGCGTACAGGAAGACCGGCATGCTGTCCTTGCTCTTCTTGAAACCGATGATTGCTCTGTCACCCATGATGTTGTCCTTTCGTAGTTGGTGGTAAGTACATTATACTTTCTTTAGATTGCTGCCACGGCCGGAGCCCAGCCATCGGCCTCGCTCAGGAGCAGCCCAGCAAGCCCTCCGAAGCCTGGCCCGGCTGTCAGCCGATCGCATTCATTGAGAACCTCGGACTCGAAGAGAGCGAGACCGTTCTCGCTGAATCGCCCTGCCGGCTTCTTCATGATCCGCGCGGACGGAGATCCGAAGACGTTGAACATCGTCATGGTGTATCCTCGGTCTCTGCGTGCGGCGAGCTTGTAGACCGTCGCCGTGTAGCACTTCGCGTTCTTGACGTGCTCGATGACGAGGTCGATGCGGGTATTCCAGCCCGGGTCCTTCTCGTCTTCGATGGCGGGGCCATCCCACGAGTAGGTGACCTTTCGGTCGCGGGCGATGCGTGTTGCGTTCTTAGTGATCATTGATTGTCCTTTCGTAGTTGTATGATCATTATACTTTCTTTAGATCTCCCAGTACTCGGGGATCGTGTTCTGAATCCCGTGATCGATGGCGTCGTCTTCGGTGAGCTCGAAGATGTTGTAGCAGAGAGAGCCATCGTCTTCGTACATCTGGATCTCGATCATCGGATCATCGCCGATGCTGATCCGCACGACTGTGTTTCGAGCGTCGTCCTTTGAGATCGTGATGTTCTTGTAGTTGACGTCAGTCGGGGTCATTGCGTGTCCTTTCGTTGTTAGATACATTGTAACTTCTCTAGAAACGAAGCTGCCCGGGTGGGAAACTCATCCACCCGGGCAGTCGATCTCAGACGAGCTCGAGCTCGCGCGAACGCAGCTCGGCTGCGTACCTGTCTCCGCGCCACGAGTTCGAGCCGAAGGCGATGTCACCCTTGGCGAGCAGGTCGACGGACAGGACCGCGACGCACTCCGGATTGCCGTCGAACACGATCACGACCTTGACGTCTCCACAGTCGTGGTCGTCGATGAGGTGCACGGTGAACGGGCAGCCCCCGATTCCGTTGCGATGGTGATCGCTGTTGATGATGTCGATGTTCATTGATTGTCCTTTCGTTGTGGTGGTGAGATCATTATAACTTCTTTAGAAACCGCGAGCCGTCACAGCATGTAACGGTTTGCGTTCACCCAGCGATCCATCTCCTCGGTACCGGCAATGTCAGCTTCGGTGCGACGGACGAACCGCATGAGAGCCGTGATGAGGCAATCCGTGAGGAAGGCGTAACCGTCGGACTCCAACGACACGTACGGCTCGCCCGTCTCGTCGTCCTCCTCGTGGAGTCCGAAGAACAGAGCCCTCTGTGCCTCGTTGCTGAGTTCGTCCAACGCTTCAGCGATGGCGTTGATGAGGAACCCGTGCTCCTCGTCGTTGATGTCGATGTCGATGCTCATTGATTGTCCTTTCGTTGTGGTGAGATCATTATAACTTCTTTAGAAAGACTCAGTTCGCGCTACACGAGCGCGAACCGAGCCTCCTTCGTCTCGTCGACGCTGGGCGCGCCCTCGAGCGTCACCCAGACGTCGAAGTGGCGGAACACCTCGCCGGCGATCTCGATCGTCTGATGATTCAGGACGAACGCCGGCGAGCAACCGCAACCGCATCCGGCAGTCTGCGACCAAGGCATGGCCTCGAGATCGATGCCGAACCCGGCGAGGTTCTCACGGATCGCCTTGCGCCACACCTTGAACGGGCGACGGCGACGATTCATCAGGTCCTCGACGCAGTCGAACTCGTTGCTCGCGTGGACGTACATGCGCGGCTTGGAGTGGTAGCCACGATTGTCGCGCCAATCGTATTGCCGCTCCATGACGGTGATCTTTCCGTCGGCGATCGGCGTCTCGATGCGCTTGCGTGTGTCTTTCATTTGGTGTCCTTTCGTTGTGGTGGTGAGATCATTATAACTTCTTTAGAAACCGCTACCCTGGGTCAGAGACCCAGGGCGGCGCGAAGGCGACGGGCGTCGTTCGGCGAGAGGCCGTCGACGAAGATGACGGCGGCCGCCATGTCCGCCACTGTCTCGTCCAGTGCCTCTCCGGAGTACTCCTCCTTGCACTGACTGATGATGTCTCGGGCGAGTCGTTTGATGTCGTTGTTGGTCATTGCTGTCCTTTCGTTGGTGGTGAAGTCATTATAACTTCTTTAGAAACTCAGACTGCGGCTCCATCGATCCGACGCGCGTTGGCCGGCAGCGCGATCCCACGCTGAGCCATGCCGGCGATCTCCTCGTCGTCGAAGTACTCGGCGCCGTAGAAGTGGGAATGGCCAGCGGCGCATTCCCAGCCCTCGTCGGTGCGAGTGACCTCGGCGCCACACTCGCTGATCAGATCGCTGGGCGAATCGGGGTACCACTCGAAGTCGGGATCGGAGGCGTAAGCCTCGTCCACCCAGCGGGGGGTTCCGTGGATGAGCCATGTGCAGGCGTTCATTTGGTGTCCTTTCGTCGTTTCCATGAGTGCATTATAACGTCTTTAGAACGGTGCCCGTCTGCTAGGAATCAACTGCCTAGCAGGCCGGACATCGCTCAGGGACATCTATAGAAGTTCTGCCGCTTATGCTCGACGTATGGGCGATGGCAACGGAAGCATCGATCGGCTTGCTGCTTACGAGTCAATCGCTCGTCACGCTCTTGCTGCACCTCGTCTTTGTTGTTGCGCCGCTTGCCAAGTTTATAGGCAGCTATGATAGTTAGTAGTCCCATGCAGTCATTATACATTCTTTAGAACGGTGCCCGTCTGCAACTCTGGTCTTCTACCAGGCCGGACTCTAGATTAGAGC